CGCTTAAATACACGCCCCTGACGATCTGCTACCCAGTAATAGCTGAAGTCTCCAAAGACAATCGTCTTTGCCGACGCAGCAATAGTGGGCACATATGCTGAAGTATAAAGCGGTCGATTTAAAATGGTGTCAGGTGTGCCTGCCTGAACCGAAGGCTGCCAGAGATACTGACCCTGACCATCCTTTAGTTTGCGGATAGCCTTCACAGTAGCATCGTTCATGACAAACACCGCTCTGTTGCGGTAAGGTGCTTTCAGGCTATAGAACAGATCAAGTACCTCGTCCATAGTAATTGCCGTAGCGCTAGCAGTAGTCACACCAACTTGTGCTCCTCCTGTAGTAGCAAGAATACCAGTTGGCTTGCCAGAGCCATCGCCAGTGAAAAATGCTTCTTCTTCCTTGTTCCCGATACGGCGGGCGAACTCTCTGGAGATGTAAGCTTCAAGGTCAAACACAGAGTCATTCAGCAGTTCCTCGGAAACCTTTATCAAGGTGCCCAACTTATATGCCCCAATGGATACCTGGCCAAAGCTGTCATCGCTCTCGGGAATGGTTCCTTCCTCGTCGATCCATGCGGCAGTACCTTTCGTGGCTACAACTGGTATTTTTCTATCGCCAGAAGAAGTGGTGATAACGTTGGCCAGTGTACGGAAGATATTCTCATCCTCAAGCGCTTCCACAAGAGTACGCTCAAATTCATCTGGAACCAGATAACCTCCCTCTGAATCTGTACCGATTTGCAGGGCATTTCTTACGTTTGGATCAAGTCCTTCTCCTGCACGAGTACGCATAGCACTCCAGAAAGCTTTTTTGTACTCAGCGGATGCACGACCAGTCTTTTCCTCAGCTACCTTGGAAGGAGCATTTGTAATAGGGTTACTGGTAGCTTTGGAAAGCTCTAAATCAATTACAGCTTGACGCTCAAGACGTTCAATCTCCTTACCCAAGGCCACAACTTCGTTTTCCATTTTTTCATAGGTAGCAGTATCCTCGGCTGATAGAAGCCCATCACCGCCACGTTTGGCGTCAAGGAACGCTTTTGCAGCATCCCACGCTTTTGCACGCTTTTCACGCAGTTCAAGAATCTTATTCATTTTGATGTTCCTCCTTCAAACTAGTGAGAAATTAAAAAGAGCCGCTTTTCCAGCTGCTCTATTGGGGTACCGGTTTTTGGTTTTTGTTTCTTTGGCATCTTCCCAAGCAGAGAGTTGTACACCGCTGCACGAGAGAATATAAGGCCTTGACCTGTGTCCAGAGGAATGCGCTCATCGCTCTCCATAAACAGAATTTTATCTGCAAATCCGAGCTCAATTGCTTTATTCGCATTCATCCATGTCTCTGCATCCATGAGGTGAGAGATCTTTGCTCGGGAAAGGCCTGATTTCAGTTCGTAAGCATTTATGATGCTTTCCTTGACCTCATCCAGCAATGCCTTGGCACGGAGCATTTCCTCGCTATCACCAATGGCAATTGTCGAAGGGTTATGGATCATCATCATGGATACCGGCGACATATATACATCGCCGCCAGCCATAGCAATGACAGAAGCGGCGCTTGCAGCAAGGCCATCAATTTTAACTGTGACCTTGCCGGTATAATCCATCAGCATGTTATATATCTGCGCAGCCGCAAATACATCCCCGCCGGGCGAGTTAATCCAAACCGTGACGTCACCTGTGCCTGCCATTAGTTCGTCTCTAAACATCTTTGGGGTCACTTCGTCGCCATACCAGGTCTCGTCTGAAATTTCTCCGTTGAGGTATAAGGTGCGTTCTTCGGTAGTTTCATCTCGCACCCAATTCCAAAATTTCCTCATTGGCTGTTAACCTCCTTTTGATAAAAATTGCCTGCCTGTGAAAGTGGAAGCATGTTTCCGTTTACCAGATACAGATCACCGCCCTCTTCGGCAGGGATACGATTCATGTCCTCAAGCTCCCGGATATCATTAGCTGATAGCCAACCGTTCTGCCGTCCGACTGCATATCCGTTCATCCGGCTCTGGTAGTCGCCACGCAGCAGTCCATCTACATTAAACTTAATAAAGATTGAGTTTTTCTCAGATGGCAAGAGAAGCGATTGCTGAAGGCTCTGCTCCCATCGCACAACCCATGGGTCAAGTGTGTATTTTACGAACTCCAGCGATTGCTGCTCAATATTGGAGAAGCTGGACTTTTCAAGGTCGCCCACCATGTGCGGAGGTATACGGAATATCCTCGCGATTTCGTTGATCTGGAATTTTCTTGTCTCCAAGAATTGAGCCTGCTCCGGAGGAATACCAATTGCCTGAAACTTCATTCCTTCCTCCAGTACAGCGATTCTATGGGCGTTTCCACTGCCTTGATAGGCGCTGTTCCAGCTGTCCTTGACTCTCTGGATGTCCTTGATTACTCCCGGATGCTCCAGCACACCACCGGGATTGGCACCGTTTGCGAAGAATGACGCACCGTATTCTTCAGTCGCAAGCGACATGCCAATGGCGTTTTTAGCCATAGCAATAGGACTGTACCCGATGAGGCCATCGAAACCGAGGCCGGGTATGTGGAGTATCTCATCTCTACGGAGTGTCACTGTTCCGCTATTGGGGTTGATCCGGCTTTCTTCTGAATCCCTGCGATATGTGTAAATCAGCTCTCCGTTTGCCGCTCGGCTAACTTCCATTTTGTTGGGAAGCAGTGGGTATAGTGCGATTGGCTGTCCGCGGCCGTTCCTCAAAATCTGCGCATAGGCGTTGCCCCAAAGTAAAAGATGACTCATCAGTGTCTCGCGGAACACAAATGAAGTCATCTCGGGGTTAGGCTCGTTATGAAGCAGGTAGTATAGCGGGTGTTGTGGTATACGTTCTTTACTTCCGTCAATTCGGTATTGATAAACGTGCAGCGGAAGTCCGGCTATAGCCTCGGATAGTATCCTCACACAGGCATACACTGCAGCTGATTGCATTGCCGTCCGTTCGTTGACTGTCTTTCCACTGGTCGTGCTGCCAAACAGAAACGAAAATGCACTGCCGATACGATTTTGGGGTTTATCTCTTGACCGAAATAGTCCTTTTAACGGGTTTATCATATCCTTCACCTCTGAAAATGGGTATGAAAAAAGCACCTATCAAATTCGATAGATGCTCAGGCTTATTATATTTTCATTCTACGAGACTATATATCCTTCTCTTGAAAGTCTACCTGCAAAAGAAACTCTAGGGAACACATGATCCCTTACATCCTCAAAAAACTTTCTCGCTATTCTTGGAGAGGTGACGTCACCTATAAAAAAATCTTTAAAGTAATATTTGCCTGGCTGAAGTGTAGGTATCACACTTACGATCTTTTTATTATACTCTGCTAGTTCTGCGCTGTTCAAAACGATTTTTTTCACTATTATTCACCTCCTTTTAACTATAATGGTTTCTGGTTCATATAGAATTTGAGCTATTGTATTATGTTGTCGTCAGATAAATTCTTAAATGCGTTATATTTAAAGCAAATATCCCATCACATAGTATGTTTAAAAGCATCTTTAACCTGTTTGATATTTATCATACTATTGTCTTTTTTTCCATTCAAGTAAAGTATCTTTTAATTTTTCTATAGTAATTGCATCAGCTTTTCTATTTAGTAAAAGAATTTGCACAAGCAATTTCACCATTTCTGGTCCAGTAAGTTCTTCCTCTACCTCTGCTTTCTTAACTCCGACATTTAATACGTTCGCCTTTAAATATTCTAAATAATTTACCCATAAAAGCTGTATAAGATAGGGCGTTTGAAGTCTATCAAGGCCTAATTCATCAAAGATTTTTTTCTTGATATCTGGTAACACTTGCAAAGATAATTCATCCAACTTTGCCTGCATTGATGATGGAATCGTGATGTCCATTCGTCTAATTGATGCAAGTTTTTCTTTTACACAATTCCAGTTCTTTTCATCACGGGCTATTATAATTGCTCTATTAGTTATTGCCGATCTTGATATATCTTGCTCTGTGTCAATCTCCTTAATTTGATACTCAAGTACTGCGTGTTTCCAATTTGATTTCCAGGACAAAATATTTTCCATGTGCATCTTCCTTTTGTACTTATTTGGTGTTTAATTCAGTACCTTCTTATATTATA